TTACGCATTGTTGTCAATCTCCTTGCCGAGCTCGTCTACTGCGTTCTGCAGCTTCTCCCAGGATGCACGCAGAGCCGAGACCTCCGCCTTGTCCAGGGGGGCGGGGACATTCTCAACGCCGCGCTCGATCTTGCCCTCCTTGATTGCGTTGACGCGGTCGATGAGGCGGTCGAGCTGGTCGTACCAGCGGCCGGGGCAGGCAGTATTGAAGAAGTCCTTATGGCCGTGCACGTAGAAGGACTTCCCGTAGTAGGTCTCCAGATCAGCGATTACCTGGGCGACGGTCTCGAAGTCTTCGTTGCTCATCTCGGGGCGGCACTCGATACCAATCGAGCGCTGGTTTGCCGCCCAGTTACCTGCATGCCAGGCGATGTCCTTGATTTCGACGAGCTGGGCGCAGCGGCCTGCCTCCACCACAAAATGGGCGGAGGTGCCGGGGCCACCGGCAAAGAAATCACACACGTCTTCGAAACGCTGACCGTCATTACCCCAGTGGTGGATGACGATGGTATCGATGTCGTCGATGGTGCGGTTTGCTTCGGTGAACGAAGTGGCGTTGTATTCGGTGATGTCGGTGTACTGCACAATGTCTCCTTAATTAATGGTGTTGGTGTTGATTTCCAGCTTCACAGCCACGCCCATGTCGGTGGCGCGGTGAGGGGTGGGGATGTCGACGGCCATGTTTGAGGTGCCGCTGATGTCGTGTGCCCACTTCTCGATGGCGAAGCCGTAGTGGGGGTTCTTGCCCTTGTACTCTGCCTGCGCAATGTTTGAGCTTAGGATGAGGTGGTGTGCCCAGTTCGTGACGAAGTAATCCGCCGCCTCCCCTGCCTTTGCCTCGCCGCTGACGCAGTCGTGCCAGGAGCTGGAGGCGCTGCGGCATCCGGTGACCTGCGAGGAATGCCCAACCAGCACGAAGCCGTGGCCACCATTCTCCTGAGCAGTGCACGAGGCGAGCATGTTGCGGCCACCGCGGACGAAGAAGCCAGCGCCGGCGGCAGTGAAGCGGTGCATATTAGAGGTGTCCCAGATGCCGCCGGGGCGCCCCTCTGCCCCGTGAATCGAGCGGCGGTTGTACCAGGACTTGCAACCCATCAGAGTGGTATTGGTCGCGTAAACCTCGAAGCCAGCATTAGTGCCGCCAGCAATATTCGCGCCCGATACATCGACAGCGTCGAGGATATTGTCTGCTGCACCAATTTCACGGCGGCCAGCCGTCACAGAGGTGATGTGCTCCGGTGACTTGCCAACCACCACGCCAGCACCCAGAGTGCGGCGGACACGGACATTCCGCAGCTGGCAACCCTGGTCATCCAGACCCAGAACAGCCACACCGAACGCAACATCCCAGATGAGGACATTCTCGATACGGTGAGCGCCGTCCGGCTCCGGAGGGCTATCACCCAGCTCAGTGTTCAGAAGGATGCCGCCGATATTCGGGTGCATACCATCCTGGCCAGGGCGCGGGGTCGCCGACGAAACGTGCGACGGGCGAGGGTGAGAAGACTTAATCCACAAATCCGAGACACCCATCAGCAGATTGTCCTTGCCGATACGCGGGGTGAGCCAGGTGCCAGCGTGGATAATTGCGGTCTTCTGCTCCGAGCCAGCGCCGGTATCCGCAAAGATGATGGTCGACTCGCGACCAGCACCCTGCAGATGCACGCCACCCAACAACTCAATGAACGGCGCGGACACCTTATAGCTACCCGCAGGCAGGTGGACGGTGCCGCCGCCAGCCTCATGGACACGGCGGATAGCCGCGTTAATCACCGCAGTTGAGTCGGTTGCGCCGGTCGGGTCAGCGCCCGCCTCCACCACGTTCACAGTGCGGTGAGCAGGCACAGGCGCCTGCTGCGGCTGTTTCTGAGCCTCCGCAACCTCTGGTGTCTGCTCGATAACTTCGACAAGATACCTCATCGTTACTCCTTTTAATTAAGGAGAAGCAGGCACCCCCCGATAGTGGGGGCACCTGCCTCAACATTTTGTACCCGCAGGCTAGGTAGCCGGCGGATTATTTGCTTGGTCTTGCGCAGCGAGCTTCGAAGTCCACAGCTCACGACTCACCCATTCCTCCACCTCGCCCGGTAGAGGCGGCGGAGGCGGAGGTGAACCGGAGGCAATATGGGCGTTGAGCCGGTTGATGTGCGAAATCGCGATGCTCATGACCCACCGTGCCTTGTCTGCGGTAGAGTGTGCCTCTGCCTCGCGTGCGCGAACCTCAGCCTCCAACGCGCGGCGGGCGCCCGTCTCCTCGCTCAGGTGCTTCTCCAGGTCACCAATGCGGCGCTCCAGAGCCTCGATTAGCACCTTGTTTGATTCGTGCTTGGCCTGCTGCCGCCCCGTGATGAACGCGAAGACAGCGGGGATTAGGGTACCGAGGATTACGCCACCGAGCGCCCAGACCTCCGGCGGGAAAATATCAGACTTCACCCTGCCTCCACGAAGCGACCAGGGCATCCATCGGCGTGCGCATCAGACGATGGCCAGTCTCATTGGGGTGTCCACCATCATCCGTCAGCGCGCCGTGGTCCACTCTGAAAATTTCTGAGTCCCTCGCGCTCATCACGGTATCGGCGACCTCGACGTACCCTGCCAGGGGGTGCCCCTCCTGCCCTGCACGGAGAGCTCCGCTAGCGCCGGGGGCGGCTGGCGCCCCGGCTATAAGGGGTGCGCCGTCACGTACCCAGGCGTTGAACGCGCGACGCAAAGGTGCTGACGCGACTGGGGTCTGCCCCTCCAAGGTCGCCCATTTGTCTGTGGACGTCGAGGACGGCGAGATAGTGGTCTGCCAGATTTTCAGAGCGGGATTCTCCTTCAGCATCCACTTCCAGGTCTCGACAGCGTTTGCCATGACCTTTACCTCCGTCCCGCCGGTAGCCTGCGCCAAGTTCAGGTCGTTGAATCCCCACGCCGTGGTCATGTGAGTGAATCCCTCCAGCGAGGGAATCGTAGACCAGTGGGGACCAGTCCTGCCGCCAGCGGGGAATGAGGAAGCCCATAGACCAATGTTTGCAGACGGGATACCCGCGGACTTAGCCGCTGCGGAGCTGTACGTGTACTGGTGCGCGATAGATGGGTAGGCGCCAACCTGGGTTCGTGCCGGCGACCCAGATTCAGTGATGGAGTCACCACCAATCAGCCAGGAGATGGTCGCGGGATCGGCAAGGCCCGTAATTTTGTGCGGCATTGCTGGGCGGTAGCCTGCACCGCCGTCAAATGCACGCGAGTTTGCGATTCGCGGTGCGCCAGTAGCTACCTGGTTGCCGTCCAGAATTTCCGCGCCGTACCAGCCGCCAGGTGCGGCAGGGTGCGCTAGTCCGTCTGACCGCGCCCCGTAGTAGGTCAGGACCTCGATGCGGTCCCCTGCTGAGACAGTCAGAGGAATATCGTCCGTGACCAGCTGCGCGGGGCCTGTGAGGGTGGCAGTGGTGGCACCGCCGAAGGTCGCGACCATTCGGGAGGACGGGTCACCCTGCCGCTGGACTGAAGCCGCTACGTCCATCGTCACACCATCGGGGAGGTTGCCGCCGTAGGTCAGCTGCAACGCCTTAGCGTTGGCGTAGACATTGTGCTCAGAGAAGTACGTCTTGGGCGTGGCACGGCCGGTATTGACACGGCCGGTGCGCCAGGTGTCGCCAGCGATGACGCGACGGACAAGCTCTACAGGTTCCGCCGGCTGAGCCGGCTCTGTCTGGATGGAGGTGTCAGGCGGACCAAATACCATCCGTCCGGTAGTGTCCCACACCCGTAGGCTCACCCCGCCGGTAGTGTAGAGTTCGGTCACTGTGCGGTCACCACCAAATCATCAATGGCAAAGCCAGAGCCGGCGGTAGCCTGCACGCCCACGGCGCCGGCCAGAAGGTGGGCTGAGTCGGTGCCGGTACGGGTGAATTGGGTGCGGTCATTGGCGGTGCCGGTGAGAGTTAGATTGGCTCCCTTAAGGGTGAAGGTGAATTTGGTGCCATCGCTTGCCTCGCCGATGGAGACATTCAAGCCGACGATGGTGTTGCCGGCGGTCTTCGAGAGACGCTGCACACGCATTAGGTTAGGCATGATATTCAGGATGATTTTACCGTCCGCGGTATCACGCAAAGTGATGTTCGCGGATCCCGTCGTAGGACGTGCCGCGAGGGTGAACTCGACCTTCAGGTCAGCCAGACCAGCGGCCAGGGTAGCCGTACCGGCGGCCGCGTCACCTGCCACTGCCTTGCCGCCGGTAACGACCATGCCGGGGGTGCCCTCCCAGCGAGCCGGGGAGCCGCCAAGCGCGGCAGAGGTCATCTGGCCGACCAGCGAGCCGGATCCAGTGAAGGTATCGGAGGTGAAAATATCACCCGGGGCCAGGGGCGGGGTAGCCGTGGTGGTCGCCTGAACAGGTGAGCCGGTAGCAATATTGCCGGCACTGTCCTTTACACGGTGCGTGAAACTGTACGCGGTGGTGGGTGACAGTCCCGCCGCCGTGTAGCTGGGGGAGCTCTGCCAAGGCGACCACGCGCCGGAGCCCACGCGGAAACTGTAGCCTGCGACGGTGCGGTCATCACGGGCACCAGACACAGTCAGCATGGCAGAGGTGTTAGAGGGGGTAACCGATAAGGTGCCGGCGGTAGGTGCTGCCGTGTCGGGGGTCTGCGGCTCAGTGGTCAGTGCGGTCTTTCCCGGGTTCTTGGCTTCCCAGGCGCGAGCTTCTGCCAGGGTCGGAAAAATAGGAATGCCAACCTGAGATACGTTCTTCGCAATCATGTCAGCAATTTCAGCCTTCAGTACAGACGGAGCGTGTCCGTCAGGCAGCAGGCCGCGAATAATGTTGTTAGTCATTTTTCTCCAATCGGTAAGTTCCGTTGCTGAGGTTGGTGAGCGCCCACCCCGTGGGGAGGGCGATTTGGTAGGTTCCGTCTGTGGTATGGATGACGGATGCTGAAGCCGGGAGCTCGTATGCCCCGTCCTCGCCAGTAGTGATGTCGAGGGGCGGCTCAGGAGTAGGCGGCTCAGGAGTAGGCGGCTCAGGAGTAGGCGGCTCAGGAGTAGGCGGCTCAGGAGTAGGCGGCTCAGGAGTAGGCGGCTCAGGAGTAGGCTCCACACCTACCACAATCACCGGCAAAGAATGACGACGCCCACCAATAATCAACACCGGCTTCCACAAACCAGCCGACAACCGCACAGGCTCAACCACTCCATCAACAACCGGAACCTCAACAACGCCAGGAACAAGCACAACTCCCCCACGACGCTCAGCGCTGCCCTGCCAGATATACCGGACAACACCACACACCGGGGTAGAATCAGCATCCCGCCCAAACGGCAAAGCAACAGTCCCTAAACCAACTCTCACTTGACCACCTCCCACTCACCATCAACGCCAGCATGGACATCGACAGGCTCACCCAGACCGTTATGCACAGACCAGGCGCCAGCACCGTCATGAGCCACGAACACCTCATCACGCGCCTTCATCTTGCCGTCCAGCTCTGCCAGCTTCGCATCAATCACCATCAACGCCGCACCAGCATCTACAGCCACACGCGCCGGGGAGTCCTCCCCCGCATACGGGATGCCAGCATGCGGCGTCTTCCCACCAAAATCTGCCATTTTTACTGCACCTTTCCAGGCAGCGCCGCGTAGACCTGCCTATACGTTTTGCCATGGTTAATGTCACGATTCGTAGCGTAAGCCCTCGCCATATCGCCGTAGGTTTTACCCGCTACACCAGAAGTCACAGCCTTTACCTGCAATTCGACACTGTAAGTGGGGACCTTGCCTGCCCATGACTCCCTGTACCCGGTGATGAGTGCCTCAACACCCCACCGGCCAGCCTCCAGCGCGACCGTGTCCCCAATCTGTTTCCGCGGATCCCAGAGCATATCGAGCCCATCGAGGGTGATACGCTCGACACCTAGCTCTTCAGTGAGAGCACCTATGATACGGCGGGCGTCCTCATCATGAAGCCACCAGCCGACATCCAACGTGAAAGGCGGCGCACCCGGCGGCGCCTTTCGAACCAGACGCTTCAACGTGTAATCCGTCCACGTGACCAAGGTACGGCAGCGGAGAATCGGGACAGGACGTGCACGGTTACCAAAGCGCAGCTCATCTGCTCCCAGCGACGGGGTGCACAGGTAGTACTTTTCCGGGCCACCGCTAGTCTTCTTCTGCACACGGAGCGTCAACTTTGCAGTACGTTGCCCAAGCTTTTCCAGCCTGCCAGAGATATCCTCATGATTGGTTGCATTACCTGTCCACCGATACCCAGGAGGGTCCTCCTGATTCTCGAAGCTGATAGCCCACCAGCTACCAGCCCCATTGTTGAAGTCCTTATAGTCAAAAATATTCTTCTTTGACTGCGCTACGGGGCGGAAATTAGTGTCTAGACCGAGTACATCGACGTTGTCTGGCCACTGAGCAAAGATTTCTAAATCTTTGTTCGCAGGAATCTCTGTAAGGTTGTCAGGTTCCCATGCAGTTATCACCGCGTCCACACCATTACCTTGCAAAGTCGGGGTCTTGCCCTTAAGCGTGACGGTAGATCTCACGCCGTCACGGGCAGTCTTCCAGGACCCACCAAATACACGCTCCGAAACCTGGTCAGTGGCAGTGACAGCTCCGGCCGCAAGACGATCACGTGCCGCCATGTTCAGGCGGCCTTCTTCATCTACCCAGACGGTAGACAGGGTCGCCTGACACCATGACTCCACAATCGACTCACAGGTGACGTTCTCAAAACCTCGCGTGGCGGGGACACGTACCTGCTCCAGCGCGGACGGTTGCAGTCGCGGGGTGGGTCGCGCCATCATCCCGACGCGGCGACCACCGTCCAGCCAATCGCGGAGATAATCGACCTTCACACCCAGCACCATATTTGCAGTCACCGATGCCACGTCAGCCGACGTAGTGACCCTGGTGGACTCGACCAGCTCCGAATCGGCCTCTGCTGCGGACAGCCATCGACGCACACCGCGCGAGTTAAGCTTGACCGCCATGACGGGGCGCTCACCAACTGCTGGCCACGACGACATCGTGCCAGTCGCAGACGACCACCCACCAAACTTCTTACTCTCCGCATCGTAGCTCACAATGAAACGCGCCCCATCAGTAAAAGTCACCTCTACTGAGGCGTTTACTTTTGCGTTCCAGATGCGGGCGTAGATCATGACGTCCCTGCCGTTACGCCCAATAGATGAGTCAGCTTCCGTAGTCTGCTTGCTACGTCCCGAGAGCCCGTCAGGGGAGCCGTACTCCGCGCCGGGCGTGGTCATTTTGCCGACTGCCGCCGCGGCGCCGTACTGGTGGCTATTCTGAACCACAGTATCCTCAGTCACCGGCGGGAGCACACCATAACCTGCCTGTTCAATCGCCCTGTATGCAACCCATGCGGTGCGACCATAAGACTGCCGCTCAACCATCGGCGGGATACTGATAATCTCCTGCAGGCCAGCCTGCAGGTTGTCGCTAATCTGAGTGGTCACAGTATCCGAGGTGAGCGAGTACGTAGACGCACCCAGGTAGCCCCAGAATCGCGGGAACTCAAAACCATTTACCATGGCGATGATACGCACATGGGCACCCTGCGCAGGGACCCACCGAGACTCCCCCACCGGGGCCAGCGGGTGTTCTACCACAGCAGTCTCCGGAGCCCACACAATAGAGCCAGTCCGAGAGTAAACATTATCTCCGGCAGCAACCAGAGAGGAAGGCAGACCGCCAGAGGTGTTACCCTCCCACGACGCCGACAAGTGAGGACGCTCCACGCCATCCACAAAAATGCGGAGCGTCGCGTCAATCACCGGCCCCGGCTCATACTTACCCTTGAGCATCAGCCAACCTCCTTAATCGTGAGCGACATCGTGCGCCACGTATCCTGCGTCCAGAACTCGTGCTCCGTGTACGTGGTCGTTGCCTCCTCGACGATTACCGAGTCAGCGCCCGCCCCAACATCCCAGCGCGGGCACGAATCCAGCCAGACCACCTGCGGGAGACATAGAGTCGTATATCCTGACGCGGTAATCTTCAGACCAACCGCGGCGGCAGGAAACACGGGGATAGTCACCTGCAACCGGTGCATCACCTGACGCTGAGCCCGCTCAACACGAGCGTTACCCACCGGGCGGCCAGCAGCGTTCACAGGCTGGAGTGTCAGCACCGTATCCCCTGCAGCGTCCACAGACACAGTCACAGGTGACCCAGCAGGCACCGGCACAGACTGGGCGATAACAACCTCGCCGCCGCCAACACATGACGCCGCCGCGGGGCCACCCACACCATCCGCAAAACCGCCATTAGCGATACCAGCCAGCATTGACTCGGCAGGCGTGAGCACGTTCGTCACCGCCGCCTCGTCAGAGATGAAACGCCACGGACCGGAGCCGAACGCGCCTGCGACCAGCTGCGCCAACCCAGTAACCTCTCGGTTCGTGCCGGATACATCGAGCGACCATTCGCGCCGCCGCGCCCATGCCGGGGTTGTGACAAACGCCCAGCGGCGCGACGGCGCCGACTGCACCTCATACCGAGTCGGGTTAGTGACCTTAACCGGGGTTGGCCACAGAATCTTGTGCATACGCCCCAGCTCGCCGATGTATCCAGCCATTAGTAGACCCTTTCAGCTCGTCGGGACATCTGCAGGAAGGCACGCTCGTCTACAGCGCCCAGGCGAGACAGCACATCTACCAGCTGGGATAGCACCTCAGCGTTCTGTGCGGTAGCGCCTTCGCCCGGCTGGTCGGTAGCTGCAACAGATACCGGCTCAGGAGTCGTAAGGGTGCTCAGTCCAGCGACGCTAGCCACTGAGAAGTCCGCGCCACCGAGCGCGTAGCCGGCAGCATCCGCAACCTCATCACGACCCGCACGGATAGCACCAGCGAAATCACCAATCAGCGCCTTACCACTATGGGTGGTGTAGCCGCGCCCCGAGAACGGACCAATCTTAGCCGGCGAGTGCGGGAAGAAATCGCCAATGGCCTTCATGATGCCGCCGACCGCATCCTTCGCTCCGCCAATCATGCTTTTAATGCCGTCGATAAAACCGCCAATCAAGGCCTTACCGGAGTCCAGCAGTAGCCCGCCGAGGTTGCCCAGACCGTCCTTAATTTTGCCAGGCATCGACTTCACAAATTCGACAGCCGACCCTACGCCGTCACCAATGGCTTTGGTGATGCCATTCCACGCGCCAACAACAAAATCGCCAATGCCATTCCAGAGGTTAGTCCAGATGTCCACCAGCATTTTCGCGAGGTTCTCGAAGATGTGCATGACGACATCAAACGCACCTGTGATGGTGTTGACGATGAAATCGAGGATGCCCTTCAGTACGTTGAGGAGGCCATTCCATGCGCCCTCCCAGTCACCACGCAGGGCGGACAGGAACACATTCAGGATGCCCGTGATGATGTTGATCGCGTCAGAAATTACCTTCCCGATGAACCCAAATATGTCAGAGACAGTTTTGCCGATGAACTCGAACGCGGGTGAGAACGTTTGGATAAGGAAGGCCACAATCGGCGCGAGGAACGAGATAATCTGGGCCGCAATCTCGACGATAGTCGTCACCAACGGTACGAGCGCGCCAATCACCGTTGTCACCATGCCAATGAACGCCTGGCCAATCTGGACGAGCACGGGGATGACCGCGGCGATAATCGGCTGGACCATCGTGACGAGACCCTGGAAAATCTGCGCCAGCGAATTGCGGAAAGGCTCACTGGATGCGAGCGCGGTCACAAAAGCGGCCACGAGCAGGCCGATGCCTGCGACCACCGCGAGCACCGGGGCCGACAGGCCCGCGAGGACGCCAGCGACAGCACCGATGACGGGGAGAATCGCACCAATCACGGACGCAATGGTGCCGACGATGGACACGACGGTGCCAATAATCGGCGCCAACGGAGCCAAGGCACCCACCACAGCGAGGATAGTCGCCGCCAACTGCGGGTTATTACGCATGAACTCAGCCAGCGCCTTCACCACGTCAGCCACAACCGGCAAAATAATCTTCAGCGCCTCAGAAAGACCCTTAGCGAGCACCTCAACCACCGGAGCCAGCGACGACTTAAAATCTGCGAACGCCGGGGCGAGTCCCTGCACAATCTGAGTAACCAGAGGCGCCATGATAGGCAGAATCTCACCAATAGCACCCAGCAGAGCACCCACAGCAGGTGCCGCAGCCGAGAACGCCGGAGCAAGCTCAATAGCAGCCTTTACCAGACCGTCGAACATCTTGTGCACGCCGTCAGCGATGGCAGGGTTGCGGAGAGCCTGGGCGATGCCGTCAAGCAGGATGCTGACGACCGCGCCCGCCTTCTCCATCGACCGTGAGATAGTCGGCGCGAGCTGTTCAAACGCGCCTGCCAGCGAGGACAAGCCAGGGGTGAGGTTCTTCATGCCGGCGAACGCGCCCTCAAACACGGTGGTGAGCGCGCCCTGCATGAGCGGGCCGTTCACCGCCTTATTGATTGCGTCAAACGCCGCAGCTAGACCCTGCAGGCCGCCACCGCCGGCGGCTTCAGCCGCCTTAGCAACACCGTTGATGACGCCTGCGACATCGACTAGGATTCCGCCAAAAAGCTTCGCGTTCGTGATGCCGCGGTCGATAATCTCGTTGATACGACCAGTCTCTTGAGCCTGGGTAACCCAGCTCAGGAACGCGTTCGAGACCTCGGTGAACGCGGCCGCCATGCGAGGCAGATACTCACCACCGACCGCGCCGAGACGAACCATCGCCTCCATAAAAGGCGCCGCGCCCTCAGACGCGATAGCGAACGAGTCGTGAAGCGGCTTGAACAGCTGAGCCATGCCACCAACCGCGACGATGCCATTTGACATACCACGGAAGAATTCAGACCAGAAAACGCCGGTAATCTTGCCGAGCTTCACATACTCGTCCAAAAAAGGCTTGATGCCATTCTCTAGAAGGTCCTTAAGCCCTACCTTTCCAGCAGACCAGAAATCCTCATTGTGCAAGTAACGCGCGGTACTGAGGGCGTCTTCAAGCCAGCCAAAGCCACCGTTGTAACCACCTTGGAGCTCACCAATAGCGAGCAAGATATTCTGCAGACCATCAGCGCTAGACGCCAGACCCACCAGGAAGCCGCTCATAATGCCCGGCAAAGCAAGACCAGCACCAGAAATCTGCGCCATCGAAACAGCCACCATAGCCGCATTACCAGCCATAGCACTCATTGCCGCACTCATAGCCGCAATCTTCGTCGCCGCCGCACCAGCAGAAACCGCAATACGGTCAAAATTCGAGGCAACTTCCTTAGCATGCCCAAACCCAACCGACGCGACATTACCGCCAGCCAGCGACGCCAAACCAGCCTTCGCCGCATCCAAACCCTGCAACACCACACGCACCTCAGCAGTACGAGGACGCGTCAACACACCCAACGCAGCAGACGCCTTACGAGTCTGCGCATCCACCGTCACATGGGTCTTAAAATCCTTAGCAATACCCGCCAGGCGAGCCTTCGTCTGAACAAGAGACGCCTGATCAACACGCGCCTCAACATCAACAGCAGTCCGCAACTGCCCCTTTAACGCGGCCAAATCCTTCTTCAGATCAGCCTTGAACTTCGACGTATCCGGGAAAACACGGATAGACATCTTGCCAATCGACGCCATCGACTAAACCCCCTAACGGTATTTCGCTGGAACCATCCGAGACAGGTCCATCTTTTCCACTGGCTGACGCATATCAACGCCGACGCGTTCTTTCTTCTTCTTGACAGGCTGCGGAGGGTTCACACGCTGTGAAGCCGTCAACCGCTTGCCCTTCACCTGCGTATTCACACCATTGACCACACCAGCCAGCAGATAAGCCTCATTGCCCCACCCGAACAGGTCAGAGTTCCCAAGCTCCAAAGCACGGAACAGAGACCGCTCCTCGTACTGCACCCGACCCAGCAGGGCCTGGACCGGGCGCAGATCCTCAACCCAAACCATCTCGAACGGGTTCACACCGAACAGGGCGAGGAAATCACCAACTAGCTCTTGGTGCTCTGAGAAGAACTGGTCGAGCGCATGCCTTTTCCCAGCTCCTCCACAAAGGCAGACACAGTCTGAATCGCAGGCAACAGATTGGCAGCGTTATAAAACTCTTTGCGGAACGTCTCCACGTCAACGATGAACGTGTCATTCACGACTGCCTTCACCAGCAGCTTCATGTCCTGGTTAGTGAAGTCATCAACATCAATATCAAGCCCCTGCAGCGCTTCCACCGCTTCTAGGGCATCAACCGGGTCAATCTCATTGAGCGGGCGGAAATACTTAGCACCCGGCAGCTTCTTAAAAGGAACCTTCGGCGCCTTACGGTCAGCGGGCATCTTCTTACGAGCAGTAGTCATAACAGGGTTCTCCTATAGGGGGGGGGGTAGAAGTGTAGCCGCCCCTCCCCTACCAAAAAAAGGGGCGAGGCGGCTACAACAACCAAATATTCAGTTACTAAGCGGCCACATCGGAGGCACGAACAGCAGGCGCAGCGGCAGACTGACGCTTCACCGGGTAAAACACCTTGTGCAGTCGGTCCTGGCTATCCGGCTCCGCAGTCACCTTGAGCGCCACCTCAGTGTACTTCTCCAGGTCAAACGTCGGAAGACCAACACTTAGAGTCGTCGAATAGAAGCCGATACCAGCCAGGTATGCGCCGTCCTCCACGACATTGAGCAGCGCGTAAGTCTGGCCGCCGGTACGAGAAGTGGTCACATAGCCGTCTTCTTCGGCGATACCATTCGTCTTAACCGCTTCGAAGAATCCCTTCGAAAGGGCAACGCTCTTGATGGTGCCGGTAATCTTGCCACCAGTTCGAGTGTCCTTACGGTCCCAAGTTCGCTTGTTCGAGTCCTTATCGTCGTCCTCTTCGAACTCCGGCAGACTTTCAGACGAGGTGTCACCGAGCCACTTCCAAGCGCCCCAATCCTCACCGGTGAACTCAAAGGTGTTCAGCTTAGGGAACTCGGTGCCAACGGGCGCGTAGTAAATGTGACCGATGTTCGCGATGCTGGTCGCATCAAGCGCTTCAGTAAGCTTCGACATCAGCTCACTCCTTCCATAAAAATGTCTATAAACAAAAACCGGGGCTAACCGGCATTAGGAGATTGGCGGAAAACCACCTGAACCGCCGCAGCGTACTGAAACAGGCGGGATGCCTCGTACTTGTGCTGAACCAGGTGCGGCTGCTGAACCTCCGTACAGCGGCTCACCCACCCCAACTCAGTCACCTCATGCACACTATCGAACAGGCGGCTAAAAGCGTCAGCACACAACTGCTGAGCATCCACTCGACGCTCAGCCAACGCATTCAATGTCACCGTAGCCACTGCCGACAGTGACGGGTTATCCAGGTTGTCGCTAAAATGCGTCGGTGCTGACTGCTCAACAATCAACGCCGGTAGCCGCCTCAACAGGTCAGTAGGAGCCTGAAAGAACAGCGCCCCACCAATCCCCTGCAGATGGTGTTCAACGAGTCCGAGCGTGTCAATGGTCTTCATTAGAGTGCCCTCGCATTCTGTAGAGCGCGCGTGAACACGAACTTGCCGGGTTCCCACCCGCCGTCCTTCGTCACGTGCCCCCACTCGATGATGTGGGCTTGCGGGTCCGTAGTGAAGATGAGGTAGTCCATCACACCGCGCTTAGTCGGCTCACGAACGAACCCGAAGGACTCACGGTACGCGCCGGTGACGCGCCCTTCTGGGGTTGCGTACACGCGGGCAACCTCAGCGTCCACCAGCGCCTTGCCCTTGCGGGCAAGCGCAGCGAACTTTGGGTCACGGGACGCGTGCCGTGCCGCGATGAGCTCGATATCGGCTCTTGCATGGAATGACACGCTACTTCACCTCCGCAGACGGGTCCACCATCAACACCTTGTAGTGTGAGGTCGTCGCAGACATCGACGAGAGGATAGCTTCGCCTCTCTGCTCGAACACGCGGCCGTCCCATTCGATACGTGAGTACGGTCCGCCAGGCCATGGTGCCTGACCATGCTCCTGGTGGAAGTACTTCACCCGGTAAACAGTCTGAACACCATCAGCAAGCCCCGCAGCCTCTTTAGAGGAGACTGGTTGCACGTTGCATCGCACCGTGACGGGGGGTGCGGGTTCTTCCGGCCCATACGGGCCAACCGATGGCTGTACGGGGGTTACCGTGACTGTGTGTACGCCTTTGCGGAGCCTGCTCACGGCAAACCACCACCGGTGATGTACCGCTTCTCAGAGAACGAGTCCTGGGCAGGCCAACCGTACTGGAATTGACGGTCAGGAGGCAGGGAGATGTTAGGTCCCCAGCTCCGGTACCGTGCCGCAGCGTAACCATCAGTCGCAGGGGCGACGGTCCGGAACCTGCCGGTACCTGTCGCCTGTGCGAGGTTCTTCCAATCCTTCTCCAGGATGTCCAGAAGACCGGACGCGACCATGTAATTCAACTGGTACGAGTAACCGTCTTCCGTCTCAGACTTATAAATTCCGCCGTCATCCGCGCGAAGCACCCGAGCCACAGCCTCAGCCTCAATATTCCTGACAAGGTCGAAAACGACCTCATCAAGAACCAGCTCATCCAGGCTCTTATAGCGGACACGAATCAGGTTTTCCGCCTTGGAGAGCAGGGAGGCAATGTAGGATTCTTCGTCACCGCGGAACTCCCTGCGGAGCGCAGCCTTCACGTCATCAGCAGTCGCAATAGTCAATGAATCACTCACCATGCACGCCTCCCCTCTCTACCAGCGCCCCGATTACTTCGGGTCAGCAACCTTGTCTTCGTAGGCAACGAACGCGGACTTGTCGGTGATGACCCAGCCGAACTGAGCCTCCACCAGCATTGCCTCCATGTTGTTCTGCCACAGGTTGACCTGGGTGCCGCCGTCGTTGATGGTCGCCTGGTCGGTGCGGCGGATAGAAATCTTCTCCGCAAAGCCGTACTTGAGTGCGGACCAGTCGCCACCGAAGGCACGAACCTTGGTGTCGGCGGATGCGCCGACCTTGCCGGAGACAGCACGACCGTAGGCGACGGGCAGACCCAGCAGGTTACCCAGGTTATCCTTCAGGTTCACGCTATCGGAGTAGATGGGGCGGCCGAGCGTGTCAGTTGCACCGTAGATGCGGGACTTGAACGACTTATCTGCTGCGAAGCCGTCCAGGTCAAAGTCAAAGTTCTCGTTCAGGTTCACCAGATCCGCACCAGCCAGAAGCTCAGAGGTCAGACCGCCCTTATCCTTAGCAGTCGCACCCAGCTCAATACGGTTGGTGGTCTGGTTGACGTATTCAACGCCAACAATGGTCTGGCCGTTGATTGCGTTCTTGCCGTGCAGGATAGCGAGGTCGAACGCGCGGGTGATAGCCGCAGCTGCTTCCTTCTCCAGAAGCTTCAGGTAGCCGGCGGCGTCAGCCTGACGCGCCTCCATCGACCAGTACATCAGCGCCGCAACCTTGATGGGCTTGATGGTCTTTGCGGTCACGCCCATGCTGGTCACGGGCTTCGCCTGACCCTCACCGACCACGCCAGCCTGCGGCTGGGAGGTCTGCACGGCGATAGTGGTGCCGGTAATCGGGATGGGGGTGGTGCCGGCAAGCTTCTGGACGACGGAGCCTTCAGAGACTCGGCCGATGATGTTGCGGGCGAACGACTGCGGCAGGACACCGCCAGTCTTAAAAGTTTCAAGAGTCGCAGTTGCGCTCATAATTGGGTCTCCAATCAAGTTTTGGGTATAGAAAAAGCCCTCACCGTCTCGGTAAGGGCTCAAATATTAGGGGCGTTTAGCCGAAGATAATCTCTGCTACCTCTTCATAGGCATCACGTGCAGGTGCCGCGTGCTGTGCGGGGTTCGGCGCCATGCCTCGGCTCTTCGGTGCCGCTGCGAGGACCGCCTCGGTCTTCTCGTTCGCGGCATCACTGATGAGCTTCTGCAGAGTCGCGAGGTTCGTCTCGATTTCCTCGCTGGTCGCACCCGGCACGAAGGGTGCGAAGTCCTGGGACAGGCCGACTGCGGCGAGCGCCTTGACGCGTGCCAGCTCAGCCTGCAGGGACGCAATCTGGGCCGCTGAATCATCCTGCGGCTCAGAAGATTTTTCGGCCTCGACGGGCTCAGACTCGGGTTCCTGCTCGGGCTCTTCAGCAGCAGCAGGTTCAGGTGCCTCTGCCTGCTTCGCCTTCACAGCCGCCAGCTCAGCCTTCAAATTCTGAACCAGCTTCCACGCACGCTCGGGGTCGAAGGTCTCGCCGTCACGCTCCCACGGGGGCGTAGCTTCAGTGTGCTCTTCGGCCTTTACTTCAGTGACAGGTGCTTCGCTCATCTTTTAGTTCCTTTCGGGTATAGCAAAAGGCACCCCGCCACCTTAGCAGGATGCCTTTCACAAAAGTTATAAGGAGTTAGCCGGTGACGCCCCCGACGGTCTTCTAGACCGAAGCATAAAGCCGCGGCCGCCCAAGCGTTATTGCCACACCAATAGGTAATAGGTGAGGCTCAGGGTTACAGAGGAATCGTCTAACTCCTTACCCATAGCATATCAGCTATTCTTGTTATTTTCAAGATGAATTTGGGTTAGATGTTGCCCTCCAGAGTGCATAACATACAAATTTTTAATAGGGGCTTGAGGATTTCGTAAATTGTATGTTCGCATTTGCCTCATCAGTTTTTCGTCCAAACGCCTAACCCCAAGGTCGACAACAAAATTCTCTTTCTGCACACCATGCAAGCGAGCTTTCTTCACAGCGTCAGATATTCGATTTTTAATCGTCGAGTACTTATTCTTTGAGGATTTCAGCTCACTAACCAGTTCTCCATTGTTCAGCCAAACGAAATCGTTGCTGGGCTTCATGCCGCCGCCCTTCTCAGGTGTCGGTCGTTCAATCCACCGAGCCTTATTCCCCAACGCCTCAAACCTCAGCAAGAACAACAGCTCATGACCGTACAGCTTCTCGCCATCAGGAATCTCAGAAGCAAGCGCCCCATAATACTTCGGGTCAACTTGCTCTTCTTGACCATCAAGCCGTTCAGCCTCCTGCCAAGCCTCAGCCTCACGCGATAGCACTGTCGAGATCTTGACTGGCTCATACCCCTCTGGGTCTGCCTCGTACTTACGGTCTTCCTTCTCGACCGTCTCCCGATAAAACTTCGCCAGCCTCTGCTGCTCAGCCCGCCCCGACCAATTCTCAGGGTCAAAAACGGGCACCACAATGCAGTCGCAGTGCTCATGGAACGCGCGCGGGTTCTTCTTCCGCAGTTCTGTCCGTGCTTTCCGAGAGAGAAAACCGCCCTCACGGGACTTCTCCCCCACCGGCGCGGCAACATACTTCGCCGCATCCGCAGACGAATACACAGGGCCACGCGAGGCCAACATAATGCAGAACCCGCACGAATACTTGCCCTGCAAAACACGAGCCCACCCCACCGGGCGAACCTCCCCGCCGCCCGCCGGGGCATCATCCTCCGACTCATCGCCACCAGTGAGCGGGGAGGTGGAACGTTCCAGCTCCTCCTGCTCCTCCCTGGTCGCATAATTGCCGAACTCGGGGTCGAGCACCGCACGCATCATCTGACGATGCCCCGCCATCACCACATGACGGCGAGCCGCCGCCGCCAACTGCTCCGCAGAAGCCCCCACGTTCTCGCGAAGAAGCTTCCTGAGCGCGGAAGCATGATACGGCTCCACCGGAGGGTGATACGCCTCCACACCATGCTCAGCCGCTGACGCATCCAGAAAAGCGTTCGCCGCCTGCGCCGCCAACCGGCGATGCTTCACAACCAGCGACCGCATACCAGGCTCCGCAGCCTTCACCGCCGCCGGGTCAGACAAATCAATCAACCCCAGCGCCGCAAGGAAAGCCTCCACAAACGCGTCAGCCACAGCGGCTAACGCCTGAGCATACGCCGCAGCGAGATCATCAAGCATGCGGCGCCTCCTTTAGTAGACGGGGTCCCCCACCGACACCGCCAAACGACGGTCCAACGCACGGTCACGCTTCAACTGCTCCGGCGACAAGCCCATGAACTCGCGGACAGTCTCAGACGAGACGACGCCCTGCGCCTGCGCCTGCAACATCAATGCGTTGCGAGAGCTGAGCGAAATCACTGCGGGGTCACGCCAACGCGCTTCAAGGGTTTCAAGCCCCTCAGTGTCCACCCCGGCAACCGCCAGGACGCACCGCGCCAAATCTTCCACCGCGTCACCAAAAATCGACTGCTTCAGCTCCGCCTTCGTAATCAAACGGTCTTTCGCGCTTCGCATCGCCTCCGCAGACGCGGGATTCGACTCCGTCGAGACACCCAGCATGAACGGCGGGATGCCCGTCTGCGACGCGACCTGCAACGCATAGGTCTTGAACGTATTCAACAACTGAGTCAGGTCTGCACCCGGCACCGAGCCGGTCTGCGCACCGGACGGACCCACCAAGAAACGCCCAAAATAGGCTTCCAATCGGGTCTGCCGCTGGTTACCGTCCTCATCAACGAACATTTCCTCCACACCATCGCCGAAAAGGTAGCGAACAGGCATGGACAGGAGCTCCTGAGCCACCTGCAGATTCGTCAGAGTACGAGCCGCCGCATCACACAGCTTATGAATCTCTTCAATCTCGCTTCGACCCTCTTCACCCAGGCGAATCTGATTCACAAAGGGGATAACGGGGATTCCGTCGAAGCCATGCTCGTCAATGTGGGTGAGTACTTCGAAACCATCACGCAGAGCGAAGAAACGAGTCACGCCAGGCTCATAAACAGCCCGGTACATGTCCAAACCATCACGATAAGTCTGGGTAGCCTGGACCAGGCGGCCCGTAGCGTCCCTCCGCAACTCAAACTCATCACCCTTATGCACGGAAATGTGCGGGATAGAGGGGTCAGAGCCGCCGCCAACGACCATGAACGCCGCACCAGAGACAAGAGCCTCCGTCAGCGCCAGCGTCAGCTTCGTGCGGAAGTTGTTCGCCTGCAAAATGCGATTCAACTGTTCGGGTGCCTCATCCTGACCGCCATGACGCGAAATCGAGAACCCATCAAGCACCAACGACTCGACCAGCACATCCACAGCCAGCTTCGGCCAGCCAACCTGCATCTCCAGCACACGGACATCAGGCGGTAGGGACACGCCGATAGCATCCAGGCGGTGCTCACCGTTGTAGTAGCTCTCCCACTTACCCGGGTTCTTTACAATACGGCCCATCCGGCACCGCCTCCCTTCTTGTCCTTCTCAGTTAGCCCATGGAGCGCAAGAGTGCACGCCACCAAAGGCGAAATATCTTCAACTCGATCATCGCGAGTCCAATACCACAGCTCACTGCCGCCCTTAGAACGTCGACAAGCCTGCACAGCCGCATCTAGCTCCTCCTGACCGGTATGCCTCACCTGAGCGCGACCCAGCGCCTCATAAAACGCGCCGCACGCCTGCATATAGGTGCGGTGGTCAAGACCAGTAGTCATCCGCTTCAGCTTTGGAGACTTCGCAATCACCTCAGTCGACTGCGAAGCACCCGTATAAACCATCGCCGCAGGTTTCCACTTACGCTTCAGCTCCTCCAGACGTGCCGGAACCCAATCCGTACCAACACGCCTATCAACAACCTCAATATGGACGTTCCCATCAGCCCGGCGAGACGCTGCGGCAATCGTCGCCACGTCACGCAAAGGCGTAACGTCCACACCGAACGCGACCTCAACACCGGAACGGGACTCTGTATCGAGGCACTGCGCCCAAAAATCAGCCGGAATCGCCGAAGAAGAGCCGACCTTCGACCAGATGCCGAGGCGTTCACGCTTGAAATGCTCATCGCTCATCGCGCGGCGCTCCGAATCCACATACTCAGCCGAGATGCGCCGACCGAGCGCCGGATTTGCCAGCGCCCAGTTCGCCGGGTCAGCCGGATCAGCATCCTCAACCGTCGACCACTCGTAAAACGCCAGCTTCGTCTCCTCAGCAGGCGAGAGCGCCCTATCACGGATGCTTTTCAGCACCTCAGAGTCAGGCATACCAGCAGACGAGGCGTACCAGATCTGCGGAGACTCATTCAAACTCTTTGATGCCAGCGTCGGCAGCATCGAAGCCTGCACAGACCGCGGCAAATCGTAAGCCTCGTCAAAAACAACCAGGTCTGCGGTGAAACCACGCGCCGAACCACGGCTACGCGCCTTAAACAGGACACGGTTACCGCTCGCAGTCGTCAAAGACATGCCGCTGTTGCCGGTTTTGATGCCCGACATCTTCCCCTGCGGGTCACCCGCGTAGCCAGCCATGTACTCGACCAGCTCGGACCCGCGAATCAACGACTCCAAACGCTGCTGATGCTCAACAGCCGTACCGAATAGGTGCGCCGAGTGAAGAATCAGCCGCTCACCGAACAAAAACATGCCAGCAAGCTCACGCGCCTCAAGAATCGAGCCTTTACCATTCTGTCGAGGAACAATAAGGCCAACCTCGAACGCCTTCCAGCGCCCGTCAACACGCTCACCAAGCGCGCCACGGAGCACATGCTGCTGCCAAGGGTCCAAATGCAAGCCCGCAACAGCCGCCAAGTCCACCGCATCATCACCTGCTGAGGTGAAATATAGCGGGGTCACGTCGATGCGTGGAGTCTGAGACCCCATCAGCTGAGCAGTCTCAGCCACAGAGCCTCACCTCCACCCTAAACAGCCTGCGCCTCTTCGATGCGGCGCTTCCTACGAGCCGCCAGCTCATCCAGCTTGCTCACCTTCGGCTGTACCGTCTCCTTCAACCGGGCAATTTCAGCAATGTCATCACGTTCAGCGGCCATGAGCCCTGCAATATCACGCGGCGCAGCAACCATGAGCGCGGCACGGGTTCGGTGAAGACGCCAACGCGCGGACTCAAGGGGATCCTCGTGCGTCGGCACCGGCACCTCACGGACAGCCCCATAAGCTCCGACCTGCTCAATGACGACCACATCACTGTGTCCAACGGCTTGGACAACAGGAGCAGAATCAGGAGCACCAATCACGGGTTCCGGCGGCCGCTCCGCAGCCTTACGATCACGCGCCGCTTTCGACGCGGCACGCTCCGCCGCCCGACATTCCGGGCAAGGGACCTCACCATGACGGCGGTGACGCTTCGCCGCCGCCGTAGTCCCGCAAGGGGCTAGACTGCGGCCTTTTTTCTCAGCCACAGAACCCCCTCTCAACGGGAATTTTTGGGTTTCAGAGCCCGCGGGGGGATGTCACTATGACCGAAGGGGGAAACTTGACCCCATAGGGGGTAACCCCCGGGGGTACGTTTCCCATTTCGTCATCATCTGAAAACCAATTCCGTTTCGTTGTCGTCGTATCAAAAAAACTGTTTGAACCGCTCACCATGCTTGCGTGGTCTTTGGTGCTCGCACTTGGTGTGCGAGTCGTTTGCGTCCGCGCCTGCTGTTGCATCGTCGGTGTGCTGGTGCTAGGTCGCCGAGCAGGTTGCCGCCGTTGGCGATGGCGTCGAGGTGGTCGGCGGTGAAAGCGAGCGGGTGTGTGTAGGGCAGGCTCATGTCGATTGGTTTGCCGCAGAGGTGGCAGGGCCAGCCTCCGTCGCTGGTTGCTTTGCGCAGTTCGGCTGCGCGTTTGCGGTATGTGCGGTCACTGTATTTGGTCGCAGTCGTCACAGTCGCACCTGCTTCCGATGATGGCGCGAACTTGCGCCTTGGAGATGATGAGGTCAAAGCGGCAACTGAAGTCGAAGATGGGTTGGCCCCAGCTGATGTCGACGTCCCATTCTGCGGGGAATCATTCGCGGAGTGTCTTGAAGATTTGCTCTTCTTCTTCGTCGGTGAAGTCTCTGTAACACATGGGGTGTCTCCTTCCTGTAGCGGGTACAGGTGGAGCCCCTGTCCGTGGCGGGCAGGGGCTCCGTCTGAAGTGACTACACGCTGCTAACCATTGAGTGTCGTCTTCTGTGATCCGCCGCGTCATGGGTGCCCGCTAATTGTTTTTGGGCACCATGAAGCTGGGCCACAGTGTACACAAGTTTTCAGGTGGTTGCAATGAGTGCGGTGCGGATGGTGTCGATGCCGTGCCAGGTGGTTTTGCAGGCGGTGCATTCGGCGGTTTCGGCGCGTAGGTGGAAGTGGATTGCTTCGCTTACTCGTTGTTCGCCTTCGCTGGTTTCGGTGATGACCCATTCGGCGCCGCAGTTGGGGCAGGGGATGCGGATTGGGATGGTGGTTTCGTCGAGTGCTTTGATGGCTTCGCGCCAGCCGGTGAGTTTGGTGGTGGCGTAGTCGGTATCGACGTGGCGCGCCCAGTTGGTGAGTTTGCTGGGCAGTGGGGCGCCTTTGGGGAGTTGGTGGGTTGCGGGCAGGTCGTACCTGATTTGGTGTTCGATGGCAGCTTTGATGAGGAGGGCGTGGTCGTTGCAGGGACTGGTTGATTTGAATCCGCCGCCGCCGGGACCAGCATTGGGGCGTTCGGTGATGGCGTGTTCGAGTTGTACCAGGAGTGGTAGGGCTCGGGTGTAGGTGGTGGTTCCGTGCCAGGTGTGGGTGGCGAGGTGGTCGTTGGTGAATTCGTGGAGGAGTGAGTCCAGGGAGAGCATGGTGTTTCTGGTCCTTAGTGTTGTGGGTGGGTTGGTGGTTCGGGCTGGTGGTGGAGGGGTGTGATGACGATGAGCAGGCCGGGGGCTTCTTTGTCGAAGCCGCCGTGGTGCAGGTGGGGTCCGTCGAGGTGTTCGTGGTTGTCGTCTGGGAGGAGCCCCGCTTGGACGTAGGCGTCGATGAGGGCTTTAGCGGTTGGGTAGAGGTTGGCGGGGTCGTAGCGGCCTCGGCGGTTCTTCCAGATCCAGATGTCGATTTGGGCGTGGGTGAGGGTGGGGATTTGGTGGCTGGGGTGCTCGTTCTTCCATTGGTGGATGTCGTGGTTGGCTGCGTGTTTCCACTCGTCTGCGTTCTTGCGGTAGGTGCGCCAGTGGGTGCCGTTACTGCGGTTGATGGAGAGGAGGGTTTTCCCTTCAAGGGGTATCCAGCGGAGGATTGGTTTGCTGTGGGGGGTCTTTTTGAGGGTGATGGTTGCGGGCGGGGTTTCAGAAGGGTGGAGTGTCATTGGTGGTGGTGTCCTTTCGTTGGTTGAGCATTGGGGTGTAGCCGGGGGCGGTGTAGTGGCAGATGTGGTGGGGGGCGACGGTGATGCCGGCGGCTGGTGGTGCGTGCAGTTCGTTGAGGTGGAGTGCGGTGTCGGTGGTTTCGACCTGGTAGGCGCGGCGTCCTTGGGCGAGGGTGGCGCGGATGGTTGCGGGGTTGGTGGTGGTTGTGGGGTCTGCTTGGGTGGGCATTGCGGTGGTGGGTCCGGTGAGGCCGGTGAGGATGAGTGCTCCGCAGCGGGTGCAGGTGTTGATGTGTGCTTGGCGGGCTTGGCGGGGGTTGGGTTGGGTGTTTTGTTCATGTCGGATCCATTCGGGGGTGCCTGGTGGTGGTGTTGGGAGTTGGTCGAGGAGGTCGGGCTGTTTCTTGGTGGTTTTTCGTGCCATGGTGGTCTTTCGGGGTGCGTGAAAAAGTTGTGTCACCGGGTGTTTTGCCTTGTCAGTCGGTTTTCGGTGACACAGGTGACACAAGGTTCTATATGCATGGCTGTAACGGGCGTGTGTGCGCGCGTATGTGTTTGTCATCTACTTATAAAAGTTGTGTCACCTGTGTCACCCATTTCTACTCTGACTAGGGAAAACCCGGGTGACACAAGGGTTAAAAGTTGTGTCACCTTGTGTCACCTTGTGTCACCCAAGTGCCTACCAGATGTCAGAATCTTTGAGCTGCAAACCACCAAACACACGCCCGCCGCCGTGTGTCGCGCGCGGTGCGTCTCGACCGACCAGCACCCCGTGCACCTTCAACTGGGAGGCGAACGCCCTGCCCTTGACCGGCTCCAGCCCCTCTTCGGCGCACCAGATGTGGTATGCCTGGCGTAGGTCGGTGACCGCCACGGTGTAGTGCCGGTTGCCGGGGTAGAGGTCGCATCGGGCGGTGAGGAACTGGCCGACCGTGTCCTGGCTACTCTTGTAGGCTTCGGTGGCGGCGCGGACTGCCTCGGGTGGCTGTAGCCCGTCACGGAAGTATGCGACCGCGCCTTGGATGATCCAGGCGAGCACTGCCGCCGCGTCGGTACGCAGCTTCTCCGGTAGGAGCTCGTCGCGTTCTTCGGCTGGGACTGTGTGGACGAATGGGACGAGGTTCATGCGTCGCCAGACGGACTCGCCGCCGTCTTCAACGGCGGGCTGGTGGTTGCCCATTAGGTGTAGGTGGTGGGTGGGGGTGAATTCGAAGAAGTCTTTGTTCATGAAGCGGGCGGTGATGCGGTCGCCGCCGGTGAGTGCCTTGAGCTTGGCTTCGTCGAGGGTGTCGGTTGCGTTGGTTTCAGAGCCGACGACGAAGCGCTTGCCGTTGAGGCGTGCGAGCTCGGTGGCGTGTTCCTGGAAGGGTTTCTTCATGAGGAATCCGGCGGGTAGGGTTGCGGCGTAGTCGCCGAGTGCGCCGGTGATGGCGTCGTAGTAGACGGACTTGCCGTTGCCGCCGGTGCCGTAGGCGAAGGCGAAGACGTGCTCACGCTGCAGGCCGGTCGCACTGTAGCCGGCGAGCCTCTGCATGTAGCCGGTGAGCGCTTGGTCGTGGTTGAAGGTGGTTGCGAGGAACCTCTCCCAGGTGGGGCTGGTGCCTGCGGGTGCCACGGTGGTCTGCTTGGTGTGCATGCGGGTTGGTGCGTGCGGCATGAGTTCTCCTGTTCTGAGGTTGATGATTCCGGTGGGGGTGTTGAGTTCGTCGAGGTGGGTGTCGAAGGCTGAGGCGGGTACCGCGATGGTCGGCTGGACTTTGAGCAGGCCCAGCAGGGCGGTGGAGCCGCGGTGGGAGCGGGCGTAGCGGATGAGCGCGTGCGCTTCCTTATCCGGCTTGCCTTCGTCGGTGACGGGTGATTTGAGGGCGGCGGCAAAGTTCAGCAGTGCGAGTTTGGTGTCGCCGCCGGTGTCGGGCTGTTCTTCCCAGCGGGTGCCGGTCCAGTGGAAGAAGCGGCCGCGGTCGATGTTGTAGCGGATGTGGTTGTTGAAGAGGTGGGTGAAGGCGCGGATGAGTCCTAGTTCGGTCCAGTCGGTGATGGTCGCGCCGTCACTGCTGGCGGCGGTGGGTTCTTCTGCTGTGGCGGCTGGTTCGGGTGCCGGCTCCCTCACCGCCGGCTCCCCCACCGTCTGCTCCCCTGCCGTCTGCTCCCCCGCCGCCAGTGTTTCTGTGGTGGTGGGTGGCGGTGTGGGTGGTGCCGCGGGGCGGGTGGGTAGGATGTCGGTTAGTTTCACGGTGATGGGTGCTTTCTCACCAAATCCGGCGGCTGCGAGGGCGCGGGCGGCGGCGGTGTCGTCACCGCCATGGTTGAGCAGTGAGTAGGCGCGGAATTTGGTGATGGGTTCTTCAACAGGGAAGTCGGGGACGGAGGAGGAGAAGACGTAGAGGCGGTCGCGGTCGTCAGCGTGGCCGGTGGATGCGGAGTGCCCGTCGCGGGGGTGTTTGCCGGGTCGAGTCCAGAAGCGCTCGCCGCTAGAGAGGGTGGAGTGGAGTGTCCAGCCGTGGGGGGTGAGGATGTCTGCCCAGTCGGTTTTTGCTTCATAGTCGTCTCCGGGCTTCACGCCGCCCTCAGCCGGTGTCTCGGCGGCGGGGCGGGTAGTGGTGGGCTTGGGTTGGCTAAAGAGCGTTACGGGGCGTTCTGGGGTTTCGTCGAGGGTGTCGGTGATTGCCTTGTGGAACACGGCGCGCTCGGTTTCGGTGATGGTGGGTGCGGTTTCGGGGCCGCCGGCGAGTACCTGCCAGGGGTTGCCGGTCTTGTGATGTGAGCCGGGGGTGGGTGCGGCGATGAAGTAGCCGCCTTCGCCGCGGGTCTCTGCCAGGACTTCACCGGCGGCGTTGCGTGCGAGTTTGGTGTTGCCGGGTACCTTGGCGCCCGCTTCGAGGCGGTAGATCCAGTGGAAGCCGCCGGAGGGTGAGAGTTCGAGCCAGCCGCTGTTGAGTCGCTCCCAGAGCTGGGCGTGGCCGCGTTCGGTCATGGTGGCGGCGATCTTGGGGAGGTCGGCTGCGGCGCGTCCCTCAATTTCGGTCATTTCGAGGCGGTCACTGGCGGCGCCGGTGACGATGGCGATGCCGAGGTTGCGCCGGTTGCCGTCCTTGTACCATTCGTTGATTTCGGCGAGGGGGGCGGGTGCGGTCTGGTATGCCTTCCAGGGTAGGGCGGGGGCTTTGGTGCCGTCGGGGCGGGTGGGGATGATAGAGAGGCGGTGGTTGCGTAGGTGGAGGGCGGTTTCGAGGGTGACGGGGGTTCCCATAGCGTGTCCTTCAGGTTGGCTGGCTGGTTTGGTTGGGGTGGGTGTGCCCCGCGCGGTTTGGTGTGTGGAAGTCCGCGCGGGGCACTATTGGGTTACCGGTGAAGGTGGATGTGCGGCGCTATGCGGCGGTGGCGCGGATGGTGGCGACGGTTTCGGTGGTGACGGGCAGGCCGGTTCCGGCGAGGGTTGCGGCGATCTGCTCGTCAGTCTGGCCGGTGGCGATGAGGGCGGTGACTGCCTGGCGTACTGCGTCGGGTACGGCGGGGACGGGTGCCGGGGTTGCAGGTGCCGGTACAGGCTGTGCCGCAGGTGCGGGTGCTACAGGCTGTGCAGGTGCAGCAGGAGCAGGAGCCGGTGCCGGTGCGGGCTGTGCGACCGGCTGTGCGGGTGCCTGGTTGGTGAACATGCCACCAGCCGGTGCCGGCGGCACGTAGGAAGCACTGTAGATCTTGCGGGGGTTCGCCGGGTTCTTGCTGTTCGGGTCAAAACCAGAGAAGGCGACGGTCAGCTGACCGCCAATGTCGATGGTGCCTGCGCCTGCCTGGTGCACTGCCTGACGGATAGCGGAGAGGATGGAGCCGGAGCGGCCGTCCTCAACAACCCAGAGGGTGCGCTTGCCAGTGTCATTAGCGTCCTGCGGGTCACGCTCAGCGGTGTCCAAGGTGACTGCGACCTGCATCTTCGGGCGGGTGCGCTCCTTATCCCAGTAGGCAAGCTCATTGGAACCGTATTCAGTTGCCTGGCGTGCGTCGCTCACCTCGGTGATGGTGCCGGTGTGGGTGTCGCCGGGGTTGGTGAACTTCCAGGAGTGGGAGGCGCGGGGTGCGAAGAAATCGAAAGCGGACATTATGGTTTTCCTTTCAAAAGGGGGTTGATAAAAAATTGGGGGTTAGATGGTGGCGTTCTGCTTCGCCTTATCGGCAGGGCACCAGGGGCAGAACCTCTCATTGCAGAGCGGGTACATCGCCAAGGTAGCGTCCTTGCCGAGTGCGTTGATGAGGCTGACTAGCTGGTTTGCCTTAGCGAGCGCAGCTTCTGCAATCTCGGGCTGGTAGGGTTCCCACCAGAAGTAGGCGTCGCCGAGCTCACCGTCCCTCGGGAGGAACGCGATCATGACCTGTTGAACTTCGTAGCCGGCGTTGACCCAGCCTGCCCCGTAGAGGTGCGCCTGCACCCGGTACTGGTTGGAGGGGCCGTGCAGCTTGTACTTCTTGAGCATGGCGGGGCCGACGAATTTCCAGTCGATGACCGTCTTGTCGTTGACGCTGAACAGGTCGGTGGAGCCGGTAATGTCTACGCCGCCAATCTGCCCGACGGTGACGCGATTTTCGACGAGGTACCCTTCGTCCTTGTGGGCTCCGAACCATTCCTCCATTTGGGCGTGGCAGGCTGTTCCTACAGTGGGTTTCCAGGCGATGCCGCGGTCGGGTTCGGTGTCTCCGGCGAGCTTGTGGATGAGCCTGCGGGTGCAGTCCATGCCGATCTCGGACGGGCCGATGCGTTTCTGGAGGCTGCGGGGGTGGGCGGTGATGGAATCAGTAATAACGTTCATGATTCCTCCGACGGTGATGTCGGCGGTGTAGGCGTCTGCCTGCCCTGCCCCTGCGGGGGGTTTGGCGATGGTGGGGTTAACCAACGTGTGTCCTTCCTAGTGGGTGGTGGTTAGCGGATGGTGAGGCGTGCGGTGGTGTCGTCGGCGTATTCGTCCTTGAGGTTGGGGGCGAGTGCCTTGAGGTTGACCTTCTGCACGGTCGTGTAGAACTGCGGGAACGCCTCGGGGCTGTAGGTTGCGGTGAACTTCTTCTCGTTGAAGCGGCGGGGGTGGGAGACGGTGAGGATCGCGTCACCTGCCTCGTACTTGCCGGCGGGCAGGGCCTTGAGGGTCGCTTCGATCTTGGCGGCTTCTTCCTTCAGGGCGGCGATGTCTGCCTGGATGTTGACGAGTTCGAGGGCGAGTGCCTGCAGCTGCTCGTCGGTGATGGTTGCGCCGGTGAGGGTAGTGTGGGTGGTCATTTCGTTACCTTTCTTGGGGGTGGGGTTGAGGCGTTGGCGGCGGGCGGCGAGCCAGCCGGTGAGTGCCTCGTGGTTGTGGACGTCACGCGCTGTGGTGAGCGTGGTGACGGGTACTGGGGGCGCCATCATGGCGCGGGTGGATAGGTGCGGGATGTATGGTTCGCGGCCTTCTGCTTTTGCACGCCTCTGTTCGCGTTTGATGCAGGTTTTGCAGTCGGGGTTGGTTTGGTAGGCGGGTTGCCCGCAGGCGGCGCAGACGTTTTTGCGGGGTGTGGGGATGCCTCGGGGGTCTCCTGCCCTGCACCAGCGTGCGTGCCTGTTGCCGCAGGCTGGGCAGTTTGGGTTGCGGTCGAGTGCGTCTTCTCCGCAGCGCCCGCAGAGTTTCTTGACAGCCATCGCGTTACCGCCTCTTGGCCACGGTGATGATGCTGATGGTGCAGGCGAGCACGGACAGGGCGAGTGCAGCGTTCACCTTGGCGTCGAGTGCCTCGTTGGCTTCGTTGAGGGCGTTGACGGTGGCGGTGAGGCGGGCGGCCTGGGTGCGCCAGCCTGCCACGTCCTGGCGGATGGTGCGGCGTAGTTCTTGGTGGCGTTCGCGGGCTTCGGAGATACGGGTCTCAACGCCAGAGATGCTGGACGGCATGGTTATTTTTTCCTTCCTTCGTAGGGGTTGTTCCAGTCGATGCTGGAGCGCTTCAAGCGGGGCGGGGTGAGCTGCTCTTTGTTGGGGATGATGTGCCGGTACTCGCGCTTCGCGCGGCGGGCTTTCTCGGCGCGGTAGAGTGCATGGTCGAGAGTGCTTCTTGTGAAGCAGTAGCCGGTGTCTTTGCTCCATGCGGCGGGGGTGAGTGTGCGCCGGTAGACGCGGTTGGTGATGGTGAGCGGCTTGACGCCAAGGAATACGGCGGCTTCAGCCGCGCTGTAGAGGGGCTTCTCCCCCTCCCAGTCGTCCGGGTGCGGGAGGTCTTTAGCGATGTGTCCCATCGGTGTCTCCTGTGGTGTGGTCGTGGATTGCGGCGCCGAGCAGGATGGCCGGCCCGACAGGGATGAGCGAGACAACGAACACAACGGCCCGGAGACCGATGTCTTCTTGTGCGGTGGCGATGCCGGCAATGATGACGGTGGCGGCGACGAGCGCCCAGACGGTTGCTTTCGCGGTGCGGATAGTGCGGTCGGTGGTCATGACGGTCGGCCCTTTATTTAGCGATGACGATCAGAAACAGGATTAGGTACGCCAGCATGGTGGTGGCAGAGAGCCCGATAAGGAGCCGACCGAACCACATGAGGTCGTCGCGGACCTCATCGACAGCGGCGCGCGTAAGGTTTAGCTCTCGGTTCAGGTTCGTCTGCTTCCCGTGCACCTTGTTGGTGTAGGCGATGAGCTGGGCGATTGCTTCCTGGTGTTCCTTGCTGGAGTCCTGGAGGATGCCGACGGCGCACTCAACTTCGGCTGCCTTACGCTCGTTCTCGACGACGCACCGCATGGTGTCGGCGACGTTCTGCCGGGTGTGGGTGTTCTTCTCGTCGAGGATGGTGTACCAGTGGTCAAGTCGGCTGCCGAGGTCGCAGGTCTCGTCTTGTAGGCATGCGATGGAGTTGTCGAGGCTGTCGATGTCGTCGATGATGCCTTGGTGGTTATTGACGATGGTTTGAATCGCGGTGTGGCGGCGCTGGCGGCCGGCGGCGCGGTCGCGCTTGGTCTTGGCGGTCATTGTGTAGTCCTTAGTTGGTGGTGTGGGTGACGGGTAGGGACTGGAGCCAGTCCATGACGGCGGTTGAGGTGTAGTAGATCCTGCCGCCGCGCTGACCCTTACTGGTGCGGATGAAGGCGGGGCCAGTGCGGGCGTTGCGCCAGTCAGCGAGGGTCTGCTCTTTCACGCCGAGCGCTTCGGCAAGCTCCTCGGGTGACCAGAGCGCTAGGTGGTCATTAGGGATGGTTAGCATCTTCGTGTTCCTATCTATACCGGTATGTTCATATTTAAGAACAACAGGGTAAAAAAATTAATTAGCTACAGTGAGTTCAGGGAGGTGCTCACGGTAGAACCACTCTGGTTCAACGCCGAGTATTGTTGCAATATCCCAGAGCTCGGTGGCTCGAATGGGGGCGTTGTGGTTTTCGAGGGCTGAGAGTCGAGCTCGGCTGATTCCTGCTCGGTTGGCTACGTCAGTTCGAGTTAGTTTGGTCTTGGCGAGTGCGAGTGATAGGTTTTCCGCTAGGATTTCGCCAATCTGTCGGGTGCTCATATCCACCGTCCTTTCGTGGTGATGCAACAATCATATGTTCATATTTATAAACAAGTCAAGCCAAAAATGAAAAATTTTTAGAAAATATGGATTTTTTTAGATTTTGCATGTAATGTAAGGGCATGGCAGAGAATAAGAAGAAGGTCGGAAATCGCCGCGGCACCGGCCCCGCGAACCGTTTTAGTCAGCTCCTTAACGCTGAGCTCCGCGCTGTTGTTGCATACCGCCGTATGACCCTGCGCGACCTCGAAGAGGCAGCATGCGTCAGTAAAGCAAGGCTCTCTATGGCTCTAAATCAAGATGCCTCGCCGCTCAACACTAATGAGTTTGAACAGATCTGCAGGGCTCTAGATGTAGACCCTGCTGATATATGTGCACGCGCTGAGGCGACCCGTAAGAAGGAACTAGCCGCTGAAACTGCCGTTGCCTCGGACAAAGAACTGGCTGCGCAGATTTTGGCGCGCGCCGAGGCGGCAACCAAGGCAGGCTACACGCTCGCCGCACATCCTGCAGATGACATCATCACCGAAGACCCCGCCAGCGCCTAACCCCACCAACCGCTCCCCTATTCACTAACTTCTCATGACTCACCGAACCCCATATAGTCCAGATGCCCACGCCGCGAGCTTGGGTATCCGCATCATCGACGCCCAACCACCTGCCGGAACCCTCGCCCTCTGGGACGAGCAGACCCGCACCATCATCACCACGCCAGGGCTCCTGTACCGGCAACGACGCTGCGTCCTTGCTCATGAGCTCGCCCACGCCACCCAGGGCGACACTCACTCTCCCCTCGACACTATCGCCGCACTCAAGCGCGAACGGCGCGCCGACCAGATCGCCGCAGAATGGCTCCTCACTCCCGACGCGGTCGCAACAGCCCTGGCGGTCTCACCTGATTCGCTCTCTGCCGCCGCCGCAGAACTCGAAGTTACCGACCGCATCCTTGAGGCCTGGCTGAGGGCACAAAAATAGAGCGGCAACCTTGTCCCAGAGTCGTTACTCTGAGGTAAGATTGCCGCTCTTCGCGTGGTTACGTAAGGAAGAAAAACGTGGTTCCACACCATCTGGTGCGGGCACGAGTATAGGTGCGAAAACGCGCCTATGCAACAAGGAAGGACATAACGTGGTTCGCGACCCGCTCCCCATCGGCACGCACGGGGTTATCAACCTGACTCGCATCCGCCCGAAGGTGTGGCGTGCTCGGACCAACTATCGGGACGCCCGCGGCGTGCGCCGCAATGTGACCGCCCAGGCTCCCACTAAAGCCGCAGCCGAGCACAAGCTCAAGACCAAGTTGGCGGCACTGCCCGCCGCTGGTGCCGCACTCAGCGGCTCCACCACCCTCAAGGTCGCGCTCGACCGCTGGCTGGAAGGGCTCGACGGGCTCGCCACCAACACGATGCGTAATTACAGTCTGTGGGCGGGGCAGGCCTCCACCACGCTAGGCTCCCTGCAGCTGAGGGAGCTGACCGCCGGAGCACTCGACGCCTACCTGTCCACCATCAAGGCTCCCACCGCGCGCTACAACCAGCGGCTCGTTCTGAAGATGGCGCTGGACGAAGCGACACGCCTCGGCGCGATTCCTCATAACCCTATCCTGGCGACCCGCACCGTCAAGGGCAAACGGAAGGAAGTCCGCGCCCTCACCCTCGAACAGGTCGGCCAGCTGCGCAGACTGGTCGCCGCCCTGCCCACAACCCGCACCTACTCGGGGTACCTGCCCGATCTGGTCGATATTCTGCTGGGTACTGGGTGCCGGTGGGGTGAAGGGGCGGGCTTACGCTGGCAGGACGTAGACCTGGGCGCGGGGACGGTCACGGTAGCCGGCACGCTCATCCAGAAGGGCGGCTGGCAGGCTGACACAAAGACGCACGAGCCCCGCACCCTGCAGGTGCCGCCCTTTGTGCTCGATGTGCTCCGCAGACGGCACTCAGAAGCCCGTGACGGCGCTGTGCACGTGTTCGAGCAGGGTGGGGCACCACTTGCCTACAATTCGTCGAGAAACTACCTCCAGCGGGCGCTGGCGGGCTCTGAGCTGGAGTGGGTGACCTGGCACGTGCTCCGCAAGACCACGGCGACGTTCCTTGATGAGCGTCTCGGGTTGGCTGAGGCGTCTGCGCAGCTTGGTCACGCCTCGGAGGCGCAGACGTTATCGGCGTATGTGGCGCGTGACCGGCAGGCGGTCTTTGCTGACGTGCTGGAGGGGCTGGCGGGGGCGTAA